TCGTATATTCCTGATCGCGGATATCGGTCGCCATGGCAGTGCGGCCGAAAACCATCTTTCGCGGTGTTCGGGGATCGATGCTGGCGTTGAGGCGGTCGATGGATTCCGGGCTGACCTGTGGTGACTTCGGGCGCTTGGCGAGGGCGGATGCGCCCATGGAAATGCCCGCCATGATCAGGCCGGGCTGCCCCGTGACCACGCCCGCAGCAATCAGGGCGCCAGCCTGAACGATCTTGCCCAGCTTCTTGCTGATCAGCGAGAGCGGCGAGGTCAGAACTTTTATGACCTTACCCAACGTGCCACCCCTTCACCCAATCGGCGCGCGGCACTCGAACCAGCCCTTCCCGCTCATCGTCCTGCCCGACGAAAAGGGCATAACCACCCATGCTGACGCCGACGCTTTCGCCATTCCAAACGCCATCGCCGCGCTGGATGAAGCCGACCGGGATGATGTCAAAAAGACCGTCGAGCGTTGCTTCCAGACTACCAGCGCCGAACTTCGCCAGCGCCTTCGCGGCACCCATTTCTGTCGAATATTTGCCTCGGAATGGCTCTCCGGGATCGAAGCCGGTCAAAGCCTTGGACGCGCCCGCGAAGAATAGTCCGCAGTCATGCCCTCCCCACGTCAGAGGCAGATCGCGGACCGACGCGATATAGGCCGACAGCTCGGCCTCCCATGTCGAGTGGCGCGTCATAGCATCGGGTTCATGCGGTCAGGTTTCGACCGGATGCCGCCGCCCGTTCCGACGGCAATGGGCGTATTCCCGACGACGCCGGAAACGCCGTTTGCAATGCCAATGGCAGCCTTTGCTGACTGGTCGCCGCTGTCGTATCGGGCTTGATCGAGGTACGATCGGTTCGACGCTTGGCTGAATGCGGCCAGGTACGTCTGGATCGTGACCATGATGGTTTGCTCTGCCCCGTCGCCCTCTATGTCGAGCGCGGTCATGTAGCCGGTATAATATGGCTGAAACCCGCCCTGCTGCGCGTTCGAAGCATCGCGAATAACGCGCCACAGCCGAGCGATTCTGCCCTGCCAGTTGGCTGGATCACCAAGTAGGTTCAGCGTTTCCTCGTCGATGACAGGTAAGCCAGAGAGCTTTGCCGTCACGGAGTCCGTTCCCTGCGCCACACGGATCGGAGAGATGTCGACAAAGGCATTGTTGATGCCGACGAAAAGTCCTCCATCAAGGTCAGGATCGCCCGTGCCCGACGGCGTGATGTCGAAGCCGCTCGTGTTCGCGCGCACAGGATCGGTGTCGATATTGAGATAGGCGAAGAATACCGGCTTGATGACGGGCAGATCGAGCGCGGCCGAAGCAGTGGGATCGGGCAGGCTCATAGCGCCTCGACCAGATCAAGCGTCGCACCGGATACGGCGTTGTCCCACGACATGCCGTTTTCCCCGCCGGCGCTTCGGACCGAGATGAAGGGGAAAGCCGTCTCAACCGTCGCGTTGTTGGCAGGCACCTCGTTCAGGGCGAAATTGAGCTGAGCTGTCGCCTCGCCACTCGAATTGGTCACGAGGTCCGCGGTGAGCATGACCGTACGGAAATGGCCCGAAGGCAGCGGCACGGTCATGAAGTCGCCCGCGCGAAGGATGCGCGTCGATGGCTGCATTCCATCAAGCGGCAGCGTGTAGCCCGATAGCGTTGCCGCGTTAACGAGCGGTTTGCCGCCCACATGACGCTGACAGGCAATCGGCATGTGAAAATGGTTCTGTCGGCCCTTGAGACCGAAGAGAAAGGCCCTCCACGGACGCTCCTCATTCTCAGTCGACATCGGCTCGATCGCTGCGCGCGCGGTCCAATACTCCGCGCCGGGAAGGCCAACGACTTGGGAGCGGCTTGTCCAGATCGATCGATTGAGCTGGTCGGGCACCACCGGGTTGAGGCTGAGCAGGATCAGCGCGTCGCGATCGGGGATTTCCAGTAGGGCCATGGCGCCGAAACGCTATGTGCGGGGTGGGTTAGCGGTTACCGCCGTCAGCGACAACAACTCCCAGAATACCTCTATTTTATACTTACTCGATACACACTTTTATCTTGACGCGCGGCCTGCCTGTGTGTATACGGTGTGTATAGAAAGGAGGTAGTGATTTGAAGTCGAGAGAAGTTATCGCGGTCATTGAGGCGGACGGCTGGTTCGAGGTGCGGCAGGTGGGAAGCCACAAGCATTTCAAGCACAAAGAGAAGGCCGGTTTGGTTACGGTTCCCCATCCCAAGAAGGAATTGGGTATCGGAACGCTCAAGAGCATCGAACGACAAAGTGGTGTCAAGCTCCGGTGAAAACCGGGGCTTGCGCCTCTACACACTCATACACACTTGCCTCTTGACCCACTGACATTTTGAGTATACATACTCATACACACCATGAAGGAGGAAAACCATGGCTAGCGTATTGTACGTTGCCGTCGTCGAGCAGACGGAGGACGGCTTTAGCGTGTTCTTTCCGGACGTTCCGGGTTGCACCTCGGCTGGAGATACACTCAACGAAGTAGTGGTCAACGCGGGTGATGCGCTCGCGAGCCATATCGCCCTGTCTCATCAATTTGGAGACGAGATCGCTGAGCCTCGGCTCTTGGAAGAGATTCCACTCGATCCAGAGGTAGAAGAATACGGGCGTTTTCTAGTGCCCGCCGATCTCCCGGGGAAAGCTGTGCGTTTAAACATCACCCTCGACGAGGGGCTGGTTGCCGCGATCGATAGAGTGGCGAAAAACCGAAGCGGATTTCTAGCTGATGCCGCGCGGGATGCGCTCGCTCGTCGGCGGGAACGAGAGCCAGCGTAGTTCGGTCAAAGTCTCGGCGTCGAAAGCTGGCTCAGGGCCTTCTGTGCGCCCCAATCGCTGACTTCGCCCGCGGTCGCGCGCACAATCTCGACTGCAACGCCGGCGCTGCGCTGATCGATGCGCGCGTCGATATCGCCTGACAGCGCCAGACGTACGACTGCGACCCCGCCAGATTGAGCTGACGGCTGAGCCGCCCGTTGATTCACCTGCCCGAGCGGAATGACGGTGCCGCCCTGCGAGCCCATGCGAAGGAACTCAGCGCCGCCGCGCTGCTCATTGACGCGGACGGTCTGACCCGGCGCGACGTAGCCGCCAGATGCGCGGCCGAAGATGGATGAGAAGAAGCCCCCTCCTCCACCGCTGCCCCCGCCAAAGCTGCTCCCCAGCGCATTTACAATGGTCTGCTGAATAGCGATGCGGATGAGATCGGCGATGATTTGCTTGGCGACATTCTTGAAAACATCGCCGAGAGATTTCGAATTGACGATCGCCTCCGCAAGCCCATCGTTCAGACTTTGCAGGCCATCGACAGCGATGCCCTCGTACAGTTCGTTGAGTTCAGCCGCGTCCCTTTTCGCATTGTCGAAATAGCGTTCCAACGGCCCCGCAGTGTCTCGGCGAGCCTGCTCCATGGTTCGACCCTGAGCTTCGCGCAAGGCGGCCTGTTCGATCGCTGCCCGTTGCCGAACCGCGGCAGACAGGTCCTCATTGTTCTTGATGCGCTCAAGCGCTGCATCACGCTCGCGATATTCAAGGTCGATGATTTCGTAAGCCAGGGTACGCCGTGCAGCCTGCGACTTGGCCAGGTCATATTGCTGACGCAGCGCATCGGCACGGGCGCGGAACTCGGCCTCGGCAAGGTCGGCCGCCTCCTCCTCGATCTGGATCCGGCGTTCCCGTTCGACTCGCGCACGCTCTATCTCGGCGAGGTTCTCGATTGCATCGGCGATGCGGGCCTTTTGCGCCGCGCTGTAATTCTTCTCGGCCTGCAGGCTTTCGAGCGCGGCAACGCGCGCGAGCTCCACGCTTCGAAGTTCAAGCTCTGCCCGCTCTTCGGCAGACGTCGCGAGTTGCTGGCGTGCAGAGAGCGTCTGCTGAGCAAGGCTGGCGAGTTCCTGATTGAAGCGTTCCTCGATGTCGGCGTCGCTTGGGCCGGAGCGGCCTTTGCGTCCGCCGCCTTTCTTTTTCGCGCCGGCGGCACCTGCACCAGACGGTGTGCCTGCCCCACCCGGTTCCTGAAATTTGTTGCCCAGTGCGCCGATGATCCGTGCCGTTTCGTCATTGGCCCGTATGGTAGCAGCAGCAACATTTAGGCGTGCAGCCGTTTCGTTGAGGTCATTGATGTCGGACTGATCGAAGCGGGCACCAAGAATGCCCGGGCCCAGCGCCTTGGCTCCGCGAAGCGCCGCGGCATCGGATTTTGCCCTGGGCGACAGTTCCGCGATCGTCGTCCGTGCCTCGGCGGACGATAGCGCAATCTTGGCGAGAGTTAGTTGCTTGGCCGCACTCGCCGCCGACGTCATCGCGCCAACGCTGGCCCAAACTGCATCGGTGAACGTCGAGATGGAGTTCGCGGCGACATCGCTGTTGTTACCGAGCTTCGAAATGTCGAGCCCCGCCGCCTTGGCCTGCTTACGCGCATCGTCGAGCCGCCCCTCGGCAACGGCCAACTCGCCCTCCAGTTCGCCGAGGCTCGCGGCTGTGTCCTGACTGGCGATCGCAAGCGCGCCAAGGCCGAGCGTCAATGCGGTGACCGCCAGCCCCACAGGACCGCCGAATGCTGCGAGCAATGCTCGGCCAGCGAGCGCAGCACGGACGCTCATGACCTGCATCGACGTACCCGCGCCCACCGCTGCTGCCGAAAGCACGACATTGGCGCGGGCGGCGGCGAGAGATGCAGCAGTGGACGCCGCCAACGCTCCGACATAACGACCAGCCAGGAATGTCGCGAGCACGGCGAGAACCGTCGTCAGGCTGTCCAGATTCTCGGCCAGCGCCTGCAATCCGCCCGCGAGTGCGTTGGTGACCCCGTTCGCCTGTGCCGACTGGCCGACATAGACGGTCAAGGCGGAAGTCAGGGCCTGATATGCGCCGGACAGGGTGAGTGTCGCCTTGCTGGCCTGCGATTCGAGTTGCGCGGACCCGGCGAGGATGCCCGCGAAGAACTCCTGTGACGTGACCTTTCCGTCCAGCATGGCCGCCCGAAGCTTGTTGATGTCGCCGCCGAACTTTTCCGACGCTGCGGCGGCCTGAAGCAAAGGACGAAGCCCACCCTCGTTGATCTGGTTATACTCTTCGGCCCGGACCGTGCCGGACGCGAGCGCCTGACTGAGACCGAGAATGGCCCCGCTGGCCTGTGCCGCATCCGTCCCGGTGATGAGCAGAGCCTGCGACGTCGCTTCGGTCAGCTTGAGGATTTGCGCTTCGGACGCACCAAACGACCGACCAGCATCCGTCGCCTTGCCGTACAGATTGGCGAGGCCCTCGATATTCACACCGTACCGCTTCGACAATTCGAGAAGGTCGGATTGAACCGCTTCGAGCTGCTGCCCTTCGAGGCCCGCGACCCTGAGGCTGTTCTGCAGGCGCGTGAAGCTGTCGATCAGCCCGGTGAGTTCGCGGCCTGTGAAGAGCGTTCCGAGCGTCGCCGCCAGACCCTTGACAGTGCTGCCGATCGAAGCGCTGGACCGGCTGAACTGATCCTCAAGGTTCTTTACCGACGCCTCTTGCAGTCCGAGGCGCGTCGTCACCTCCGACGTCATGCGCCGGATTTCAGCCTGCGCCTTCGCCAGATCAGCTCGGATTTCCAGAATGACCGGATCAATCTCAGCCATCGTTGTGGGCCTCCATGAACCGGGCCAGACGGGAGGTGTCGCGCGGCCCCGATGTCGAACCCTTCGGATCCTGCGCGGCGCTGTGGGCTTCCAATGCTTCGAAGTACGCGCTCATCGAGGTCTCGCGCCAATCAAGGCCAAGCTGGCCGCAATTCGCGATCACGATGCCCTTGTCGAAGGCTTCCGGCTTTTGGCCGGCGCGTCGGCTTCCTTTTTTTTTACGTCGATCCCGACAATCGCCGCGTGCAGAACGCGCCAAGCGTGGGCCATCACCTCGGACAGCGGGCGCGCCGGGAAGCCATACTGCTCGACCAGCTCTTTCGCGCGGTTCGGGCCGACGGTGACCTCTTGCCCATCGACCAAGGCATTGTTGCCGCCGATCAGACCAAGACGAAGAACCTCGTTGACCTCGTTCGCAAGAACCGATCCGCCGCCGAGCCAGAGCACATTGCCCGAGCCATCCTGCCCCATGCCCTCGCTGATCTGGTCGAAGATCGTCAGGATGGATTTCAGATGAAGGCGCCCGTCGTTGTCAAGCATCCCGCATTTGCGCTGCAGCTCGATCACCTGCGGCATGGGGAGCCAGAAGCGATACTCGCCGTCAGCGAAGGAGAAGGTGGTCGCCGTGTCCATGCATCACGCCGCAACCGTTCGGCCGACGACGATGATGTCGTAGGTGACCGAAGTTCCAGCGCCGGAGTTGGCGATGTTCAGCAGGTCACCGGTCGCAGCCGTGACGGCCCAGCCTGATTGCGAGACGAAGAGCTGCCATTCTCCGGGCTTGATGGCGACACCATCGGACGCGGCGAGAAACGGGCCGATGAAGCCATTCGAGGCCGGACGAGTGACCTGCACATTATTCGCGTTGGCCGCGGCGGCGCTGATATAGATGGCAACGATTTCCGCCGCGACGATCGAAGCACCGAATGCATCGGAAAGGGCGCCAGACAGGTCAATATTCTCGTTTGCCGAGAGCGCGACGGTGCGGGTGTCGGCAAACAGGATATTGGCCTTGTTCGTCGCGTCCGTGCCCTCGATGAGGGAAAGCACCTTGTCGACGGCCGCACGTAATTTCGGCGCTCCGAGATCGCCGGTGCCGGTCTGGGTCAGGTTGATGCGAAGTGCGATGTCGCCACGAACGCCGGCCACGTTACGCTTCCGGGGTCCACACCCAATCGCCGCTGTTCGCCAGCGTGATTTCGTCCGTGCTGTCACCTTCCTGCGACAGGTTCATGTTGTGGGCGGTGAGCATGAAGGCGCCCGTGTAAGTGCCTTCGAGGTTGCCGGTGGGCGTGCCGTCATCCGAGAAAAGCTCGATCTCGTAGTTGCCGGTGACCCCGATTGCCGCTTCGAAGGTCGCGACGTTCGGCTTGTTCGTCAGGCCGGTGCCGGTGATGTCGAGCTGTTTGCCGGTTGACTTGGGCACGCGCGCGCCGGGAAGATTTGGCGTATCGCAGTCACGGCGAAAGCGATCGACGGTGTTCGCCACCTTGTTGATCGTGACGTCCTGCATTCCGCAAAGGACGGTGAAGGCTTCGGGGGAGCCGCCGTCGCCCTTCTTGATGCGGGCAAATGCGAACTCGTTGGGGGCTGCCATGGCGATCGGTCTCCGCAGGTAAAATCTGCGGGAACGCTATGGCGGAACCTCAGGCGCTATTACCGCCGTCAGCGACGGGACCGAGCTTCATGCGGCGGATCATGACGACGTTATCGCGCTCGGCTTCCCTGTCGACGCCAGCCTCGATCAAGGCCGAGCGCGCACGGTGTGCAGCATCTTCCTCGCCATCCTCTTCGAGGCGGCTAGCTATCGCCTCGACGTCGGACAGGTCGAGCGCGCCTTTGCGAAAGAGCTGAGAGAGGATTTCTGTCGCCAGAGGATCGGCCATGGCCGCGCTATAGCCGAGAAATCAGACCTCTGCCAGCGCGCGCGCGCGAACGGTGCAGCTATAGTGAAATGCGCCCGGTTCATCACCGTCGACGAGCAAGGTCATATCGGCAATGCGGTAGACGACTGTGCCGATGCCTGGGATATCCGACTTGCGCTTGTCGATCGCCGTTTCAATGGCCTCCCCGATGCGGCCAGCATGGTCCTCGGCCGTCTCGATGAGCGCGCCAGAGCCGTCCTTTTGCCCGCGCGAGAAGGCAGAAATGCCGAAGTTGATTGTCGCCCCATCGACACAATCCGCCCGCAACGGGAGAGTCTGCGGTGCCTGCGTCTTGATGAAGGGCCATTGCGGCTCCATCAACGGCACCTGCCCGTGAATATGATCCGCAGCGATAAGCGCGAGAACGCCCGCGTCAGCCTTGAGAAAAGCGAGCACGTCGCGCCGGACGTGGCGTTGCAGCCCCTTCGTCGCCATCGTCTTTCTCCTTCTCAAGCGCGTCGGCTTCGATCGCAGCGTCCAACTGCTCGCGCGGCAGCTTGCCCGACCAGCCGGCGGGATAGGTTTTGGTCATCTGCATCGTGCGGTATTTCCACTCACGCGCGAATGTCACTTCGGGAAAGTCGGTCATCAATCGCTCCTTCGGCTTTTCTTCACCTGATCACGCACCGCCTTTTCGACCAGTGCCTGAGCCTGCGGGCGCATCTTGTCGCGGGCGGGACGCATGAATGGACGGGCTGACATCTTCGACGTGCCGAACTCAAGCGCCGACGAATATCCAGCCTTGCTGGTCACCCGCACGCGCAGCTTTCCGGCCTTGGTGGTCTCGATATTGCCCGCGAGAACGCCCGTGTCCTGATTGGGCGGTTCGCCCGGAGACGAAGGCACATGGTTCTTGCCCGAAACCGCGCCGCGCGTGATCGAGATTTGCGCCTCGGTCTGGATGAGCTCGCCGGCGTGGAACAGCGCCCCCTCAACCGCTTCCGCCATGGCCGGTGACGCAAGAACCTGCAGGCGCCGGATATGCGCGCGGGCGCCCTTAACCGGCACGACCACGACACTCCCACCCGAAAGCCGCCGGATCGCGCGTGGCAGTGCGCAAGGCATAGGCCCCGGCGTGGGGGCCAGCGAGAATCTCGACAGCCGCCTCGGTCGTTAGCGCGTCCAGCCCCGTGAGGATCAACCGGACATCGCGCTCCTGAAAATCAGCTTCCGAGCGCATTTGTTCGGTGCAGACGTCGCGCTGGACCATGCAATCATAGCTGACCGCGGAACCCGGCGAGATGATCGAGCCACCCGGATCCATGACCGGCGTGCCGGGATAGGTCACGGTGCCCGGATGAAACGGCCCACCATTTGTGGAGCTGAATGCGTCCGCCATGCCCGCAAAATCAAACATGATCGGCCGTCCTGACGAGACGCACGCCGCCGAACAGCATCCGGCAGAGTTCGAGGTACTGGCGGCCGTAGATGGTCGCGTAGAAACCAGTCCGATTGGCGGCACTATCGCTGATCTGGACCGAGAAGGTGCCGGATTTGAACCCGGTGACGCCTTGCGTCGAATTTGACGATCCAGTGCCGATCCCGCTCGTCGACATGCCATGCGCAGCCCATGCCATCACGCCATCGGCTCGATAATCGTCAGGCCAGTTCGTGCCGACGAACCGTTCGGCGCGCGCAATCCAACTATCGACAGTCGCGTCCGGGACCGCAGCGAATGCAGGATAGAGGGCCTTCAGGTCGGCCGCTGTCGGCGTCGTGTAAGCCATCTTCGGTCCTTACGAAAAAGGGCGGGCGAATTACTGCCCGCCCCTGCCCCGGAAAATTGGGTTGGTTATTCTCTGGCGCCGGCGTCCTTGCTCGGTTCGGCAACAGCTTCTTTCGCAGCCGCCGAACCGGCCTTGGCGAACCACTCTTCGTTCGGGTCCTCGCCGTCGGCCAGCTTGACGTCATCGGTCGTCGCGCCAGCCGGAACCATGATAAGGCCGCCCGCGGTGTAGAGCCCGCGGTCCCCAGTCGAGATATTCGTGAACTTCGGCATTTCAGCGCTCCTTAGAAGCTATCGCGATAGACGATGGCCTTGGGCAGCCGCACCTCGACACCGCCGACGTTCATGATGCCGCCGACCTCGTAGGTCATGCTCGACTTCTGGAACGGGGGCAGGAAGGTGTGCGCGCCAGGCAGGTGGAACTTGATGACGTCGGCGCTGTCCTCGTAGGCGACCATGCGGGTCGTGTTCGAGGTGCCCGCAGTCTCGAGAGCGCGGCTCTTGAGGATCTGCAGGCCCTCGCCAGCGACATTGTTGGCCATCAGGAAGCCGAGGATCGTCGAGCCGGTGTCGCCCACGCGGGTCGTCGCGATATAGTTGTAGCGCGACGTCGGCAGGACCAGCTTGTTCGCGATGCTCGTTTCGCTTGTGCCGGTTTCCACGGCTGTCAGCGCTTCGTTGATGTCGCGAAGAATGAGGTCAGCGGTCTTGGCCGACCACAGACGCGAGGGGCCGGTGCCGTCGTTGGCAACCTGCGCCGACGGAGCCGAGCCGTTGTTGATGAAGCCGGTGTTGCCCTTCTCGGCTTCACCGCGCGGGGTCTGCCCGTTCATGGCGATGCCGTAGATGAAGCGATCGGCGCCCTTCTTCGCTGCACGGGCCTTGTCGCTCGGAAGGCTGCGGCCGAGCTTGGCGGCGCGCTGCATTTCCTGCGTGTTCCATTCGTAGCCGATACCAGCGAGGTGGTACGGCTTGTTGAACTGGCTCATGCGGGTCGATGCGAACGGCATATCGAAGGCCGAGCCGGCCAGATATTCCGCCTGCGCCACATCTTCCTGCGAATAGACGATTGTGCCGACGTCCCACATGTCGCCCGAGGTGTCGACGGTCATGAAGCGCGAGATGTCCCAGCTCGGGTTGCGCGTCATGTAGACTTCGGTTTCGATGCGGTAGAGCTGCGGCGTCAGGAAGGCATAGCCCACCTGCGCATCGCTCAGGAACGCGTCGACCTTATCGGCGAACGTTGCGGCAAGAAGGCCATCGCGGGCCGCCCACTGGCGGATGATGCTGGCCTTGATGTCGCCATCGGCCGCCATGAACGCCACCGGATCGGTGATGCGGTTCGAGGCGGCGTCATAAAATGCGTGCGTCATGTTCATTCGCCCCTTCAGCGCTTCACGATGCGGCAGAGGCCGTCCGTGACGGTTTCGTCGGCGACCCATCCGGTCGCGATGTGCGTTGCGTCGGCGGCGGTGCCGCCGATGAGATCAGCCGCGCCGCCGCCAGTGCCAACGGTGATCGCGAGGCCATCTGTGACAGCGCCTTTCACGTTCACGTAGATGGCGCCGAGCGTGAGAATGCCCGCGTTGTCGTACTGCTGATATTCGTCGGCATCCTGGCCGGCGATCAGAGCCTGACCGGCCTGAGCGATCGTCCAGCCGAGGAATGTTGCCAGGGTGCCGACCGTGGCCGTGCAGCCATGATCGCTGGTGCCGCGATAGACGGGCTGACCGAAGGCGACGCCCGCTGCCGTTTCAACGGTGCGCGAGATGCGGTTCGACGTTTCGCCATTGGCGACCATGCCCGCATAGCCCTTGGCGAGATTGTCCGAATAGGTGGTCTGAAGTTCGGCCATCGGTCAGGCTCCCTTAGTACTGGCTGGCGCGCGCGAAATCGCGGACGCTGGCGTTGTCGGTGTTCATTGCGCGGGGCGCTTTGATCGGGTCGTGCTTCGGCTCAACGGTCGCATCGGCGGTCAGCGCATCGAAGCGGGCCTCGATATAATCGTCGGACTTGTCGGCGACCTCTACGCCCTTTGCATCGCAGGCCATGCGACGGACTTCGGCAACGGTCTTGCCGGCGGTGTCGGGCAGCTTGTCGCCGCAAACAGCCTTTGCGCGGCTGACGACATCGGCCTTATCGTTTGCGAGCTTGTCGATTGCAGCCTGGTCGACCACCTTCGTTTTCAGTTCGTCGATTTCGGCATCCTTGGCGGCCATCGCCTTATCGTGGGCGGTCTTCGCATCGGACAGCGCGGTCTCGGCGGTGGTCGCCTTGTCCTGCAGCTTCGTAACCAGCGCCTTCACCGCATCGCCGTCATCCAGATCGACCTTCAGGCCGTCAAGCATGATGAAATTCATTCCCTTGATCCTCTTCAGGTCTTCAATTGCTTGGGGGTTTGCATCGCAGGCAGCAAAGCCGTTACCGCCGTCAGAAATTCGGCATTGGTCGCCCGCTCGGCCTCGGTCGACGAGCGCGATGTGATTGCCTCCGGTGATCTTTGACTGGCGCGCATCGCAGACGGTGCCGTCGGGTGCTTTGAAGTCTCCGAACTCCAGCTCGGCCGCATAGCCGTTCGAAAGCTCGCGCTTGCCGCGGTCGATCTTGTCGATGGCGGCCTTGTCGGTGACCATGAGGTCGAAAGAGAGATATTCGCCGTCCCGCAGCGCACCCATGATGGTCCCGCGTGCGAGGTCGCGCCAATTCGCCGACGTCACAGCCTCGGAGGGATGGTCGTCCGTAATCGGCTTGCCGATGAAGGATTGAACGGCCGATTTGTCGAATACCGTGTCGGCGTCGCGCAGTACGTTGACGATGGCCTTGTCGCGCAAGCCGTGCTTGTTTTCGGGGTCAACCTCTGCGCCGGTATATTTGTAGACGCCGGTTCGGGCGGCTCGTGCGCGAACGGCGAGATAGCCATCCTTCGTGCGCTTCGGAGCATCCAGCGTGAGTTGGTCCATAAACAACATGGACGTCGGGATATGTGGCAACTACGCTTGTCGTTACCGCCGTCAAAGGATCAATAATGCGAGCCTATTTAGCTGGATGGTACGACGACCAAAGGCCTATAATCTATTGCCGAGCTGGGCCGCCCGGATGCTTCGGCGCTGGAGATGTGGGTGGGACGAAAGTTCGCGCACTTTTGGACACTGGTTGCACAGGCGCCGCTTTCCCCGCGGCCCTAGCCGAATCGCTCAAGTTGCCGTCGGCCGGTACGGTGAATAATTTTTTCGGTAACGGGCACAGCGAATCTTTGTCCTACCACTCCGAAATCATGTTCGATTTGAACTTTCCGGACGGACGCCCCGCCACCTTCAAGGTCACCGATCTGGTGGCGACCACGATGGAAGTCACGGAGCACTTCGACATGATATTGGGAACGGGCGCGCTTCGCTGCCTGTCTATGAAGTTCCCGGCCAACTTTGCCCCGTTCCAGTTATGGCACGATTACCCCAATATCGGACCGAATTAGAATCTAAATCGCAATCACGCTCCGCGACCGACACCCACAAAACGGCAACTGCCCCGGCCTATCGTTCGGAGGCGCAGTGATCGCCTTCCCGTTGATCTTGCCCCCGACCTCGCCGGGATCGTCCGAATAGACCCGACCGTTGCGCGCCCGATGATCTTCGCGCGGGTGCAGTTTGCCCGAATGAAGCCACTCCCACTCCGACAGCCCCGCTTGACGTCGGCGCTCATCGGCCAGCGATGAGGTCAACTTCGCCAACTGATCCGAGGCAATGCGTCGAGCACGAGCACGCCCCATGCCCGCAACATCGCGGATCCGCTTGGCCACCTCATCCGCCGGGGTCCGATTCCGCAGCCCGTCGAACACAGCCTGGGACATCTTCTGCCGCGTCTCGTCGGACACGGATCGAACCAGCGCGACATTGTTGGCGATCGAGGTTTCGAGCGACATACGCACATCCGACGCGCCCAGCATGGTCGACAGGTCGACACGAGACGCAGACTGCACCGCGGCCACCCACTTCTGCCGATACCAGCGCTCAACGAACAGGCTCCACCGTTCGAGCGCGGGCTTGAGCTGGAAGAATATCGCGCCAGTCTGACGTTCGGCCTCGGCGAAGATGTGTTCGAGGTCGGTCAGGGAGTCTTGGGTTAGCTCGGACAGGGATCGGCGATATTCCTCGATCAATCGCGGTGCTGCTTCTTCCCATACCTTCACGACGTCAGCATAGGCGGCGTTGAACAGGTTCGTGGCGAACATGGCTGGGGGGCGGATGTCGCGGATCGTCACGCTTCGGCGCAATCCTGAGCGCTTGGCCATTTGGGCTAGGTTGAAGCGCATTAGGCCGCTTGACGAGAGGGCATTCCAATCGCGTCCATGATCTTGACCGGCTGCGGCTGGCTGTTGTCGAACACGCCAATGGCAAGCCGCCCGGAGTTCCAAGCAAAGCTGTCGAGGTTGGTTCGGTGCGTTTTGAGCAGCGGGTGCGAGGCCGATTGATGATGGCCGTGAACGATGTGCTTGCCGCTGCAATGCCCGATGTCGGGATGAAACTCGGCGTCGCCATGCTCGACGTCACCGGGGTAGAGCATCCATTGCAAGGTTTCGGCCTTCGCTTCCGTCACTGGCTGATCAAATGGAACGCCCGCATGGACGAAAATGCGGTGGGTATCCTCGTGCGTCAGGGGCAGCGCGCGCAGCCATTCCAGATGCTCGGCAGGAATTTTGAGCGGGAACAGGTCATCGCCGTTTTGATAGCCATAGCTTTCGAGCGTTTTTCCGCCGCCATTGCCGATCCACCAACGCATGATGTTCGGGTTTTCAAGGCATTCGAGCATCATCGCTTCGTGATTGCCCTGTAGGACGATCCACTCCCAATTAGGGCGCTGAGGTCCCGCCATGAGCAGGTCGATGATATTACGGCTTTGCGAACCGCGATCAACGAAATCGCCCAGCACGATCAACTTGCCGCCATCCTCCCCCGCGTCGCGTTCGATCAGGTCTATGGCACGACAAAGCAGATCGAACCGCCCGTGCAAATCAGCGATGGCGTAGGTGGGCTTCATTGCCCCTGAGCCTCGTCATTGGCGACGTCGGGCTCAAGATCGTCGTTTTTGTTTGCCTCTTCCGCCTCAGGCTCACCCCCGAACCGCTCATCCTCGGGAATCTCAGCCAACGCCCCTTCTAGCGCCGGCATCCACCCCGCCTCGGTAATCGTCGACTGCAGCCCCTTGTTGAACGCGATGTCCGGAACAGCGCCGGTCATCTGCAGCTTCTCGGCCGCCTCCATCGTG